GCCACCCAATATAACATGGTTATATTTTTTAGGGTTTGTTTTTCTTACTCTTTCAACTTCAGTTAAAAAACTGTCATCTAAATTAGAAATATTATCTAGATAAGTTGTATGAATATATGTAGTATTATTTTTAATTCCATTAAATCCCTCCTGAACTCCCTCAGCTTCAAAGAATCTTTTATAAATCCAATGTTCCTTTGTTGATGGGTTAAGTATCAATATAACTCTATTCTGTATTCCTTTTTGTCTTATAGAGAAATTAATTTTATCAAATGTAGATTCATCTGTTAATTCCTCTGCCTCATCTAATATCCAAGTTGTAACACCTTGCAGTGATTTAAGGTTAGCGGTTTGGTCTCCGCTTGAAGTTTTTAAACCCTTAAAAATTATTTCACTTCCGCTTTGTCTATTTTTAATCTCATTTTTATTAATTTCAAAAAATCCATTAAGTTCCATCAAATCAATTTTCTCTTGAAACTCTGGAATGATAGACAAATGAGCGGAGGTCATTGTTTGTCTTGTAAATAGTATTCTATGTTTACTCTCAAAAGAAATGAGGTTGGCAAATGTACCAACCCCAAATGATTTAGCGGAGCCTCTACCTCCAGTTAAAACAAAGAAACGTGTATCGTTCTCAAATAATGGTTTATATTTAGCATTAAGACTTATCAAATTTTAGTATATCTTTTAAATTAAAATCTGTTACTTGTAAATTATTATCAATGGTTTGTTTTGGTAAACTATAATAATATTTAAACCATAATTCAATTGCCCATTTTTCGCCCCCTTTTATTGCTTTACCTAATTGTTGTAATGCCTCTGGTAAATACGGATTAAGGCTCTCATAAACATCTTGTAATTGTGTTTTTGTTAGCAACCTTTTATCATCTGGTCTTTGTGCTTTTGTGCTATGACCTCCATTATCTTTTCTTTTATCCTCCATAATTAATATAAATTAACTAATTAAATAACTATCATATACTAAATCTAATCTATCTATCATTGTTATTAAAGGCTTTGGGCTACAATTTGTGCAAGGGTAATATACTGGCTTCATAAATATATTAGCGTATAATTCGCAAACGTATTTCACTTGTGATGATGAAATTGTTATTGTCCTAATTTCTTTAAACGCTTTCCATTCGTTGTATTGCCTTTCATTAAAACAATTTACCTTTGTCCTAACTGGAAATAATTTATTTAAAGTTTCTTTACGTTTATCACATCCGCAGTCTTTGCCATCCATAAATATTTCAACTACTTTTTTTATTCCAGTTGCTTTTGTGATTGCTTCGATTGTATTGCCCAATCCTCCTTCTTTTATTATTGTTTTTTTTCTGCCTCTTGCCATAATTTATCCTTTTCTTTTTTCATGGTTCTATAAATGAAGCCATAATTAGTATTAAGTTCTTTTGCCATTTCCCTGAGCGACATATCAAAACTCATTATAAAATAGTCTTTTGCTACCCAGTAAAGATTTTCTATTAATTTCTTTTGCTCATCATCTATTTCAAATGTATCATCATTGTTTTCTAAATGATAAATGCTTTCAATAGATATTTTTAATTTTTCTTTTTTAATATAATCCAAAAAAAGATTGCGCATCACTATAATAACGTAAAAATCGTTAATTTGTTTCTTATGTTCGGCTAGTTTTATGTACATATCTTGTACAATATCATCTGCTAACATTCTATCCTTGCAAATTTTAAAGGCTATTTCTCTCCATTTCTGGTCTTTTTTTGCAAGTTCTTCCAACAAAGTATAATAAATTTATTTCAAATATACTAATTTTTTTTAAATAAACTATTAAAAATTTCCTCTGGTCTATTTTTTTTCTTTTCAATAAAGAAATTATACACGCATTCCACCTCTGGGTAATACCTTAATAAATTAGGAAAAACCCTAAGCCCAGCGATTACGGTTGTATAATCTCTGTTTACTGCCTTGCCTATTTGTTGCAATGTATCTCCAGTACATTCTTTACTTAATTTATAAAATAAATAACGGTACATTACTAGGTTTGCTTGTCTGCTTTTAATTGATATATCTTCAACATTGAAATAAACTTCAATATATTTTTTTATGTCTTTAGTACTCATTTTTCAAATTATTTAATATTTGTTCTGCTTTCTCTTTTGTTTCCGCTTCAATAATTATATTATATCCGGAGGGTGTTTCAAATGTAAATTTTTCCATAATGTTTAAGTTTTAAAAACCTAGGGCAGTCCGTATATTATAGACAATAATTTATTAAATTATTATGCTCGGTTTCTCCCTAGGTGCTTTGTTTAGGCGTTTAATGCAAATAATATTGCTTTTGCTAATTTTCGAGCAGTTTCATTTTCGCAAATGATTTTCTCTTTTTCTGTAAATATTATCATTTTATCTTCTAATATTTCAAAAGATAAATTTTCTATTTGTATAGTTGTTTTCATATTTAATAAATTATTCCTTTATCTTTTTGCGTGCAATGAGCATCAAATCCTAATTTTTTTAATTCATCAATTCTCAATTTTTGTAAAGGCTTTAAAGTATCGTTTGATTCCTTGACTTCAATGAATATTGTTTTGCCATCTTTGAAACAAAATAAGTCTGGATATCCGTTTTTATTTAACCTTATAGTTTTTAAAACTAAATAGCCTGAGGCTTCGTATGTTTTAATAATTTGTTGTTGGTATGTCATAATCTCGTTTAAATATTTGTGATGTATAATTTTTCTTTAATTTTACTTTCTCATAAATTTTGCTTTCTATTCCATTTTCTGAAAATATCCAAAAAACTTCATTTGTTTTTCTTTGCATCGTTGTTAACCTATCTCGGCTTTGCCAGTAACTTGTTGCGCTAAAATCAATATTATAATAAACCAAATAATCTGCCTCCTTTAAACTTATTCCCTCTCGCCCACTTACAATCTGGAGGGCAATATGTTTATCAGTTTCATTAAAGACTTCTAAATCATTGGTTAAACTATAACCAAATACTTGTTTTAAGGCTTCATATTCCGCTTTAAATTTATAAAATATACCTATCTTTTTTCCTTTAAAATATTGCTTTATAAATTTAGCTTTTGACAAATCAAATATGCGAGCCGTTTTATCCTCAAACAATACGGTTCCAGAATATATTTGATGTAGCTTTTGCATTAATTTAACTGCTGTATCTGCTATTATTTCCTCCCCAGTATGTGAAACTATCACTAAATCATTCTTTAATTTTTTTGCTAAATAATAAGTGAGGTCATCCATTTTAACGGTTAGTACATTCTCAATTACCTCTGTTTCAAATCCAGCTTCTTTTTGGCTAAATGTAACCATATACGGACTAATTAAAGGATATATTCGCTCTTTAATTCCATCGCTATAATCTTTAACAATGGCATATCCTAAATTCCTTTCTTTAATATTTACAAAATTCTTTGCCCATGCATAAAATGATTTCTCTTTAAATGGTGAATTTTGACTGCACCAAAATTGGTGATATATTTGCGAGTAATTTTCTGGATGAGGCGTTCCACTTAAAAATATCATTGGCAATGTACAAAACCTTTCCTCAATATCTTTTGTCATTTTGTTAGGTTTTGGAAATGCACCGTTTCTGTGGTGTTCATCACTTATAATTAAATCAAAATTGCCAGCAATATTATGTAAACTTTCATTATTAATAACGGTTAATCCAAATGTATATTTCATTGCCTTATAATCTTTTTCAATACTGCTAATGGCTTTCTTTTTTGTAAGAAATAATACATTTTTTGCACCATATAATTTTGCCGTTTCAAGTGAAATGATTGTTTTACCAGTTCTAACTTCAAGAGCCAAATATACTATCTTCAATTCTGTTAATATCTTATTTGCTTTAATTGATAATTCTGTTTGATAATCTCTAATTTTCATAATTTCTTTTTAAATTTTCCGTTAATATCAATAAGAAATGAAACAAATCCTCCCTGTTTATCTAAATATTTAAAATGGTGAATCCACTCGCTTTTTTCAACATTCTTAACCCAAGTAGTATAATCTCCTTTTTGTGAGCCACTTAACCTGAACGCCCTCCCTTGAGGGGAGGTTTGCTCTTCAAGTGTTAATCTGATTTTATGGTGTCCTATTTGTATCAAAATGGTAAGTTTTCATCTATTTCCTCAACTTCGCTTGCATTGCCATTTGATATTTCATACCAACGTTTGCCTAATGTTATGCCATCATAATA